TCCCAGTACTGAATACCCGGGTCGACCAGGTAGGCCCGCTTGGCGCCGAAGTTCTTGGCGTACTCCATGGCCGCCTCGTCGGTGGTGTTGGGGCCGTCGAGGATGGCCAGGCCACGCAGCTTGTCGGCCAGGGCGACCAGGGCTGTGCCCACTGGCAGATCTGCGCTGTGCTTGGGGGCCACCAGCAACCGCGGCTGCGCGTTGAATCGACTCTTGCCATCCAGCAGCGCCTGCAGGCCGGTACGCTTGCCGCTGGCAAGCACCCCGCCAATGATTGCGGAGGTCTGCTGTGCAGCGTCCTGAACCTTGGCCACACCGCATGCAACGATCACCGCCTTGGCGCGCTGGTAGATGGCCTTGCACGCCTTGGTGATGGCCGCATCTGGGCCCCAGGCCGCGATGGCTTCGCGCTCGTTGGTGATCAGCAGCAAGTCGTTGGCCTTGGCGCTGAAGTCGGGGCCTTCGGTAAAGGTGTCCACCAGGCCGATGATCGAGGACGACGGCAGCGAGATAGTACGCGTGCCGGTGTCGACGTTGGTAACGGTAACGCCGTGAAAGAAACCACTCATGGATAAGCTCCAGACATGAAAAAGCCCCGCATGAGCGAGGCTGTGGGAGGAACAGGCGCCGTAGCGCGGGAAAGAAAACGCCCCGTCAGTGCGGGGCGCTTATGGGGTCAAGCTGGACAACCACTCAGGCACCGGCGGGCGGTGTTCGCTGAGCGGGAATTCGCCGGACTCTGGCCAGCCACGCAGCGCCCGGCGGTAGGCTTGGAGTTGGCTGTACTGCTCGGCTGTAAGAGTGGTAGCTGCGCTATCTTCCAGTTCGTCGCGGTGCCGAGTTACAACGCCATCCGTTTCAGTCAACTGCTGATCACGCCAGGCCCGTTCAACGGCGGCAAGCTCCTCAGCGCTCGGTGGCGGTGGGTCGGTAAGCACCGGGAAGCCGTCCTTGCCCCAATCAATGACCTTGCCTGCGGCCTGACCTGCCATTAACTCGGCGTGCCTTTCAGCGGTTATTTCGATGACATCCTTCGGCATAGAAATGTGAACAGTGGGATCGTAGAAGCTGCGAGTGGATTTCGAACTGAACATAGACCCTCCTCAATTTCCTAGGGCGATGAAAAAACCACCAAGATCGGCATTCGGCACCCCTGTAGTACTAAGCATCGCCGTGGCTTTAATTCCGTTTGTGCCCTTGCTTACCAGGGAAAACACTGTCGACCCTCCGTTGCCGAGTATTGCAGCGCTGTGGCACGCATTCGGGAACGCAATGTAAAAGACAGCATTCCAGTTACCCGTTGCTCCTCCGGCCGACACAGCACTTCCCCATTGCAGAATTAGGCCCCCCGGCAGTCTCTGATAACCAGCTGGTGCTAACGATGCTGCAAAGCTGGCGGCGTGCTTAAGCATCGCTACACCCGAGGCGATCCATTGCGTGCCGTTGCTCACCAGCGATACAGACTCGCCATCGTTCACGGTGATGCTTGATGCGGGCGCAAGCGCACTGTTCAGAAAAATAGTGTCAGTACCCTGGCGCAGAATCGAACACGACAAAGACGATGCACCAATGCCGATTACAGATCCGACCGGCACACTGTCTAGCAGTGGCAGGGTCAAACTGTTGCAGGCACCGAACACATTGATATGAGCATTGACTTGCGACGGCTGGATCACCTGCCCAGCTGAGCCGTAGCTGAAAGCCCGACCGAATCCACCGATTGCTCGCTGCACAAACTCCGTCGTGGCCAAAGCCTTACTGGTGTCGAACTGTGCAGCAGTAGGAGCAGTCGGAATTCCGGTCAACGCCGGCGAATTGATCGGTGCCAGGCTCTGGGTCACGCTCTTGAACGCCAGCGACGTGGTGCCGAGAACAATCGGCCCATCCGTAGCCAGCAGCCACAGGGTATCGGCACTGACGGCGCCTTGCTCGACAGCGACCAACAGGCCTGGAGTAACCTTTGCGCTGGTGTCTGCATCGGCGGCCCGCTTCCAGATTTCTGCCGTGAGGTAGATCCCGTTGTCCTTGGCCTGAGCCTGGTCCTTCACCAGCACCCGTGAACCCAAAGGCACCGGAACCCCGTCAATCGTCGGGGTCCCCGCCAGCTGAATCGGCCCCGTGGTCGCCACCAATACAGACGCCTTTGTGTCCTGCCGGTTAACCACGTCGGCAATCGAGTCATCGACATATTGCCGGGTCGCCAGCACCACGGCCGGGTCGATTTTCAATACCACACTGGCCGCGCTAGAGACGATGAAGTTCATGCGCACGACTTGGGTCCGGCCGGAGCCCTGGGACATCAGCGGTTTGTAACTCGGTGCGCAGTTCGCCACCGCAACCAAGGCGCCATCCGCGTCATACAAACCAATCTCACGAATCCACCAGCCACCCTCGTCGGCCGGGATGATCTGTTCGGCGACAATAATGTTCGGGTTGGCCGGGTCGACCGACAGCTTGTTCAGCGGCCGGCGTCGGCGCTCGTTAATCAGCCGAGTTTGCGCCCGGTCTGGAATAGGGTCGGTGCCGTTGGCATCGCCGACGCCCATCTCGGTTAGTTTCCAGGGTATGCCCAAGGCATCGGCGTTGGCCTGTTTGGCCTCACCCGCCGCAGTGAGAATTGCGAAAAACTGACTGTTCGGGTCGATCATGGGTATGTGTCCAATGTGTCGATTGAGTGTTCACGCCCAGGGGCGCCGATGTAGCAGGTAAGGGCAATAGCGCCCGAGACGGGCGGGTACACGTCGACGCTGTCGGTTGAGTCTTCGCGGCCGGTGTTGCTGAGGACGCCGGTTGTGACGATGTCGCGCAGCACAGGCGGATACACGTCGATTTCGTCGCCGAGGTTCAGAGCCACGCCGATGTTCAGTGCGCCCTTGGTTTCAAGGCTGATCGCCAGGCCGGTCAGGTGCCGGGTGACCGGTTTGGCGTCGTCGATCAGGCGTTCCAGCTCCTGATACATCTCTTCGGTGATGCCGGTATCGAGGACACCAACCTTTAAGGCAAAGGTTCCGGGTACGCCTTGAGGCACGGTGTTGAACCACTCGATAATCTCGATCAAGTAGCCCAGCGGTTCCACCACCCGCCGCAGCGCACCGATGGTGCCTTTGCGGGCATGGATGAAGAACGATGCCCGAATGGCGCTGCGCTTAACCGTCTCGGACCAGCTCAGGTCCCAACGATCCACCGACCAGGCCCACGCCAACTGCGAGAGCAGGTGCGCCGGACAGGTGTCGGGGTTGTACAGCGTGCGCAGGATACTGGCCGTGTCCTGGGTGTTGACCGCCTCCAGGCCGCGCTCCAGTGCCGTGCTGTTGATGGGGAGTAGGCTCGGCATGTCAGGTCCCCAGCTTAATGCTGTAGCCCGTGCAATACGCCGCTTGGGCTTGGGTCGGGGCTAGGTCCTGCCAACCCAGCAATTCCACCCGGGCCACACCTGCGACATGCAATTGCGCATCGATAGCCGAACGGGCGACCTCGACGCCCAATCGCTTGCGCGGGTTCATCCAGGCTTTGAACCTACGTTCTGCCTCCGCCAGCGCGGCATCGCTTTCCGGGCCCGGGCCCTTCATGTGCAACACGGCATCCACGCGGTAGCACAGCACCTGGGCACTCTGCACCGTGACCCGATCCGCCACCGGCCGCACATCATCATCGTTAACGGCCTTGGCAACAGCCGCGAGCAGCTCCGGCCCGGCGGTGCCATCGCCCTCCAGGCTCAGTACCGACACCGTCACGCAGGCAGGGGCCGGGCTTTCTGCTGATGCATCCGCCACCAACGCCGAGGCGTTGCGCGCATGCAGGATATAGCTGTTGCGTGGGCCGGCAGTGGTCAGCCCCTCATAGGCCAGCTGGACGCGCTCGCGCAAAGCGTCATCCGACTCCTTGACCTCCTCGACTGGTGGCACAGCCTGGGGATCTCCCGCCTGAATCAGCAGGCGCCGCAGGTTGACGTTGGCGGCCAGTTGATCCAGATCCGAGCCCTGAGCATGAGCCAGCAGCAGCGCCTTGGCCGCGTCGTTGATCCGGGCGCGCATCTGCATGTCGCCATAGGCCACCAGTTCCAATTGCTTGACGACCGGGTCACTCTCAAGCGCTGCGGTCCAGTTCTCACCCATCGCCAGACGAAACAGTGCCAACTTGCGCTGGTACAGCTCTTCATAGTCCAGGGGCTCCAGCACCTGCGGCGCCGGCAGTGCCGACAAGTCCAGCATGCTCATGCCGTTACCTCCAATATCGCGCTATTCCCCAGGTACTGACCCACCAACTGAAAGCTGATCTGCCCGCCCACCACTGCCACCACCTGCACCCGCTCCAGCTTCAAGCGTGGCTCCCAGCGCAACAGCGCCCGCGCCACCTCGGCCTGGACCGCGCTTTTCCAGCCGCCGGTCACCGGCAAGTCGACGTAGCGGCGCAGGTTGCTGCCGTACTCCGGCCGCATCCGGCGGCTGCCCAGCGGCGTGGTCAGAATGTCCTCGATGGACTGCCGCACATGCTCGATGCCGGACAGCGGCTGGCCGGTGCGGCGATCCATTCCGATCATCGCGTTACTCCTGCTGCAAATCCGGGTGCTTGCTCAGGTACTCCAGCGCGGCGCTATCCCCAGCGTCAGCGGCTACCCGCCCCTGGGCCACAGCCAGCTGGCGGCCGTCCGGCAGGATCAACACCCGGGAGGTGTAGAGGGTGTCGCGGAACACTGCAGGGCCAGCACTGCCCGATTCGTCGGTGAGTCTCTTGGGGGTGGACATGCTTTTCTCCAGGTACAAAAAAGCCGCTTTAAGCGGCTCGGGTTGAGTAACAGTTGCAGGGAAATCATTGCGGCGGCGCCGTTGCCCCAGGGCCCGGCAGCACTCCCAGGTGGGTATGGGTCGATCCAACATTCACCCCGTTGTGCTTCAAGCTCGCGCCGTTGATTTGTACTTCGCCATTCAAGGTGATCTGCCCGGTCAGCGTGATGGTGTCGGCCTTACCTGTAATGCTGCTATCCGTCACCACCGCCGAGCTGCCGCCGACCTGAATGGTCACCGTGCCACCGGGCAGGCTGATGGTGTAGCTCTTGGCCTGCCAGTCGTAGACCAGCGAGCCGCCATCGTCGAAGCGCCAGACCTCGACGTGGTCACGGTTATCCGGCTGCGCACCGGCGTTGCCGTACAGACCAGGGACGAAGGTGCCTTGTGCTGGCTCGCCACTGGGGCTGATCAAGGCCCCCTGCTCACCCAGACTCGGCGCCCGCCAGTGCCGAGCCTTACCGGCGGCCTGGCTGTGCCAGCGGACCCAGGCACTGGTCCAACCTGCGCCGTCGGAAACCCGCACCGCCCCGGCGGCTAGATCTACGCCGACCACACTGCAAGGGATGATCAGGCCGGCCAGCATACGGTCGTGTTGTGCGCTGACGTAGCTCACGACAACTCCTCCGGCCGGACACTG